GTTAAGAACTTTTGCACAAGATTCTGAGCTTAGACAAACATCCCAGTGATTAACGAACATTGTCGCCTTTCTGTCAGGGTCTCCAGAATAATCTGTATAGCAACCTTTGTTTGCCTTGAATCCGTCTTTTTCATCCCATAAAACAACCTTGTCCCATTCAATAGGAATAAAATTTCCATTGTGAACAATATGCTTATCACCCGGTCTATAGATTCGCTTCTCAGGTGTGTGGTCTGATATGCTGGCCTCTCTTTCCGTCCAGACTCTCCTGTATGTCATTGGGCCAACGAGTCCGTCGGCTTTTAAACCGTTTCTTCTTTGCCACTTTTGAACTTCCTTTACAAGATTTACATCAAACTCTTTGCAACCAAACCAGTCAGGCTTCCAGCCTAGACTGTCAGAGCTTGACTTGTTATAGAAATCCTTGTCCATAATATTATTTATTCAAAATCAATGCTAACGTCTATTGTAATGTTAATTTTAGGAACTCTTAGATGTTGGGCAAGCCCGTGCTTTTTGGCCTCTTGGGCATCAAGAAACCAGTCAGCATGCTTTTTCTTATCTACAATCTTCATAAAATGATCATCTTTCTTGCCGCAGTTTTGTGCCATCATTGTGTAGACAATTGTATTTAGTCTGTCGGCTTCAGCAGCACCAGCCTTTAACTCTTCGACTTTTCCCATATCCATAGAGGATACATCGTGGATCATAACTGTTGCATTAGGATCCATAAACCTATATCCATCTGTACCAAAAGAGAAGAGTATAGCGCCGCAAGACATTGCTTTGCCCTCAACAATTGTAGCAACGGGTATCTCTGAGTGTTTGATTGCACTGATCATCGCCATAAGGCTGTAAACCTGGCCTCCGTATGAATCAATAACTACAGGAATAATTTTCTGGCCTGTGTTGTGAGCTTGTGCGACTTGATCTGAAAACTTTTTTGCTGCGTCTTCATCAAATTTATTTACCCTTATTACAACTGGGCTTTTTCTTAGTTCTACCTCTTTAAGCAAAGGAGATATACTAGTTGTCCATTTCATTCTTCCTCCTAAAACGCAATAGACTCTCCGCAGCCACAAGATCTTGTTGCCATCGGATTGTTTAGCTTTATTCCTGATTTGAATGGAGACTCTTCATAGTCTATCTCCATCCCATTTAAAAACAGATATGATTTTTTATCAATGCATACTTTTAAATCTTCAAATTCAAGTATTTTATCTTTATCATCTATCTCGCTGGTAAATTCAAATAGGTACTTATAGCCTGAGCATCCGCCGCTGCGGAGACCTATTCTTAGATGCGAAGCCTCGGGTTGACCCTTTAGCATTGACGATATTTTTTCAATTGCAAAATCTGTCATAGTAATTGTCATAATAATATCAACCCTGATAAAAAGGGTTAACTCCCGCTTCATGATCTGTCACATCTACGATGCTAGAAAGAGAAGGAAACTCTTCTCGAAGAAAGCTTTCTATTTGAACTTTGAGTGTATAGCGAGCGCTGGAGCAGCCCTGGCAGCCACCACCCATCTCGACAAAAAGCTCCCTGGTGTCTTCATTAAATTCATGAATTTTTAACCAGCCGCCATGAGATTCTAAAGCAGGGTTAATATCCTCATTAATAAAAGATTGTACGTCAGCTCTTGTCATTTTTATCTCTATAGTCTTTTATTGCAGCCTTGATTGCATCCTCTGCTAGAACTGAGCAGTGAATTTTTACAGGTGGCAGACAAAGTTCTTTCGCAATGTCATGGTTTTTAATGTCAGATGCTTCTTGGACAGTGCGCCCTTTTACAAGTGTAGTCACTAGTGAGCTTGAAGCTATTGCAGATCCGCATCCAAATGTCTTCCATTTCGCCTCTTCGATCACGCCTGCATCATTGATCTTTATTTGCAGTCGCATGACATCTCCGCATTCAGGGGCGCCAACAATTCCTGTTCCGACATCTTTGTCATTTTTATCCAAAGAACCCATGTTTCTAGGATTTTCAAAATGATCTATAACCTTTTCTGAATATGGCATTGCGTCCTCAAGTATAAGTATCTATCCGCACTTAGAGTTTCCGCACGCTGTGCACATTACACAGCCTTCTTGATATTTTAAAGTATCCTCGGCTCCGCAGTTCTCGCAAACTTTTTTTCCTGGAAGAGTTCCGTCCTTAATGTATGTTTTAAGAACTCTAGCTATCACCTTTGAGAATGAAAACATGTCCATCTCAGTGTCTTTTTGAAGTTGCTCAACAACGTAGTGTATTGATGCACCGTGTCGAAGCGCAAGAGATATTGTTCTCGTAAACCCAGCATGGTTCGGATTGTCAAAAACTGCAACTATATCCTTTATGAGTATTCCATCTCCATTCTTTCCGATTCTAAGATCATACTGTGAATTTTTTGTCTTGTATGGATGCTTGATAATTGTTCCCTTCTTATACTTCTTGGGTATCTCAATGTATCTTTGCAATCCTCCCATAACCTCGTAGGGCCGACCATCCAGTGTGCCTACAAGGATTGTCCAGGCTTCACCTTTGATACTAGCATGATGAATAGAACAGTTTAATTCTTTCGGTCTCTCAGGAGCTTCGTGCGTTCTAAAGGTAACTTTTTCATCGTTTGAAACCAGTACACCGGATCTACTTCCTTCTCTATAGACAGTCACTCCTTTACAACCTAGCTCCCAGCCTGTCATATAGACATCCTTCACTGTTTCAATATCAATATCTTTTGGAAGATTTGTTGTATTTGAAATTGCGTGACAAACCCACTTTTGTGCTGCAGCCTGCATCTTTACCTTGGCAACCCAGTCAATCTCGTTTGCTGTTGCATGGGCATATGGGCTTATTTCAACAAGCTTATCATTGTTCATGCTGTTGACTGCATTGGTATCAATTGTGTCCATCCACTGTTTGAATCCATGATGATAGACAGTATATTCTTGCCACCTGTCGCCACTCTCGTCGACAAAGTCAACCCTTCCGTCAATATCATTTTCAGTCAGCTTCTTGCGACGAGTATAATGAAGCATAAATGCAGGCTCAATCCCTGACGTTGTTTGTGTGAGAGTCGAAACTGAACCTGCTGGTGCTGTTGTTGTTATTGCTATGTTTCTTCTGCCGTACTTTTTAGACATTTCTCTAACATCAGTTGCAGATGACCAGATCCTCTCTAGAAATTCATGACCCCTCTCTTTATCATGGTTGTGAATTTCAAATGCGCCCCGCTCTTTTGCAAGAATACAAGAAGACCTATATGCATTGATTGCAAGATTTTTATAAAACTTTTCAACAAGTCTTATTGAATCCTCAGAACCGTACCTTATTCCCAGTGCTGCGAGAGAATCACCCACTGCTGTCACACCAAGACCTGTTCTTCGACCCATTAATGCACGCTTCTTAATCTCTAGCCATAGATCTTTTTCAATTTTCTTAACGTGGTCTGGCTCAGGATCATTGTCAATTTTTTCCAGTATTTTCTCAACCTGTTCAACTTCTAAATCTATCATGTCATCCATCAAGCGTTGTGCTTTCTGAACAACACTAGACATCTTTTTAAAATCAAACCTTGCATGATCAGTAAACGGATCGTCTACGAATGAAAACAAGTTGATTACCATCAGCCTGCAGCTGTCGTAAGGAGAGAGAATAATCTCTCCGCAAGGGTTGGTGCTAACAGAGCCAAAACCTTCTTCCTCATATGCATCTGAGGGGGTTGTTCTTTTGGCAGTGTCCCAGAATAAAATTCCAGGCTCAGCGGATTTATAAGCTGCATCTATGATTTCATTCCATACAGTTGTCGCGTCGACAGACTCTTTTAGAACTGGGTCTTTTGAATCGACAGGAAATCTTAATTCAAAATTTTCGCTATCCTTTACTGCTTGTAAGAACTCATCTGTTAGTCTCACACTAATATTTGCGCCGGTCACCCTCGTTATATCTCTCTTGATCTTTATGAAGTCTCTGATTTGCGGATGGTGAACTGAAATTGTTAGCATTAGAGCGCCTCTGCGCCCGCCCTGTGCTACTTCACGGCATGAGTTGCTGAATCTATCCATGAAAACTTCGATGCCGTCTGTTGTTCTAGCGCAGTTTCCCGTTGACAAGCCTTTTGGTCTTATTGTACTTAGATCAAATCCAACCCCTCCTCGACGTTTTGCTATTTGAACAAGCTCTTGATCAGTCTTGAGTATTCCACCATACGAATCATGAGGAGACTCAACAACAAAACAGTTAGAAAGAGATTGTGCCTGGTGCGAATTTCCTATTCCGGACATAGGAGATCCTTGCGGAACTATATACTTGAAATCTTTAAAGAGGCCGAATATCTCATCCTGTGACATGGAATTTGGATATTTTGCTTCTATTCTTGCGAACTCAGAAGCCATCCTCCTATGCATGTCTTCAGGTGTCTCTTCATGAATATTTCCTTCCTTATCAGTCAGTGCATATTTTGTGACGAATACATTTGATGCTAGCTCGTCTCCGGAAAAATATTCAATACTTGACTGTATTGCTTTTTCAAATGTTATCAACTTTTTCATCTCCAATATCTATATTTACAGCAAAAATCACTCGCCGTTAACCTCACGCCACTTTTCTCTTAGAAGGTTTTTCATTGAGCCAGAGTCCGTGTTTATTACGTCATCGAGAGACATCTCCCCTGCATCCTCTGAGACAACTATCTTTGACCTAGCTGTATCCATTACGATTGGGAATAAGATTCCATCTCGGCCTGCTCGATTTTTTGCAACAAAAAGCCTTCCCACCCCTGATGATTTTTCAAGAGGTTTTCTAGATATAGACATTACGACGTCTGCTACCATTGCTTTTCCATACGCCTCAGACATATTTTCTAGGCCCACGACTGAGGCATTTGATGCCTCTCTATTTGCCTGAGATGCTGTCCAGACCGGAACATTCATCTCCATTGCAAGATTTCTTAATTCTTCGTATATCAACTTTAACTCGTGTCTTAGAGATTCAAACTTTCTTGATGATCTCATGATGTCTGCGTAATCAATAATTATCAAACTGGGCACAAAAGATTTTAGCAATAGTTTCTCTATGTGATTTCTGATCGTCATAACGGAAGCTGACCCAGTCGGATATTCTTTTATTATTAGTCTTCCCAGAGAGGCATCCTTATAGTATTCTAAAACTTCTTTTTTTCTATCAACTATTTCATTGCTAGGGATGCTACAAAGATTTGAATCATATCTTAGTCCAACTGCTCTCTCAGACAGCTCGAAAGTGTAGTGAACAACATTTTTTCCAACCTTAAGTGCCTCAGCTCCCATGTGCACAAGAAAGTGACTCTTTCCGACACCCGTTGGTGCCGTAACAACGCCTATCTCGCCTCTTCCTAGACCTCCATTTAGAACATCTTTTTGGTCAATCTGCCTTATTCCTGTAGGACATGTTGATCTTGTTATTTTTGAAAACCTGTAGTCAAAATCTTCAAAAAAGTCATGACCAAGCGTACTCGACATTCCCTTGGATATGGCTTCTTTCATCAAGGTTACAACTTCTTCATAGCTGTCAGAAGCTATTAACTCAACAGATTTCTCGAGTGCATTTTTTAAAGCCTGTTTTCTACAAAAATCAAGTGCTTTGTCTTTTACAAAAGCAAGATCTCCAATATCTGGACTGACTTTTATCCTATGTAAAAATTCAATAATTTGATCTCTTAGAATAATATCATTACCTTCTCTAAGATCGTCTCTAACTATTGTTATTAAAAGCGGCAACGTGGGAAAAGACTTATACTTTTCAAAATACTTGAAATATCTCTGGGTTAGATACTTAAGATACCTTGCTTCAAAGAATTCAGGTGTCATGACTTCTAACATCTGACACCCCCACTTGTGATCAGTCAGGAGTGCTTGAAATATCTTCTCCTGGAATGATTTACCATACTGGCCAAAGTGACCGATATCTGACATATCTCTACCTTATGTGTCTAAATGCAAGAAAAGCTCTGTCTATGTTAAAGGTCTTAATTCCTTCGTTAATTAAAGCTTTCATCATATGAATTTTATTTCTTGCGGGGCTAAAAGTATCAATCAAATAATTAATTTTATCAATCTGAGAAGCAGAGAGGTTATTAGTGTCCAGATATATCAGCTTCCAGTTTCTTCTTATTGTGTCTTCAGACTTTATTATTTCATGGAATGCTTTTATCTTTGACCCCTCATTTATTTGAATTCTTGACTCTTCAACGACGTCAGATATAGAAACTGACTCTTTGCTTGAAAATGTTGGAAATCTCTTTGAGATTGTTTTAAAGCCTACACCCTTTACACCTGAAATATTATCAGATGGGTCTCCGCAAATTGATTTTGCTAAGCAGAAATTTTCCGGCGAGATTTTGAATTTCTCAATAACTTCTCTTGATGTAACTAATTTTTTCCATGTGGGGGAATATATTATTGTCTTCTGATCGAGCAGCTGGTAAAAATCTTTGTCAGAAGACAATATAACTTTTTTATTCTCTTTGAATCTATACTTTGAAATATATCCTATAACATCGTCAGCTTCACAGTCTTTTACATAGATCTGAGATATAGGGAGGTTATCCATAATTTTTATCAGAGTTGTTATCTGATAGTTTCTATTTTCTACAGTGTCAGGTATATCATCTTCGTAATATCGATTCAACTTCTGGGGTCGTCGCTGTGACTTGTAATCATTGTATATTGATCTTTTTCTCGGTGAGCCGCCACTCTCCCAGACTATTACAACATTATCAGGCTTGTATCTCTCAACGAGATCTATTGTAGAATATAAAAATCCAACAATGCCTCCAACTTGGGCACCGTTATCACTAACAGCAGGATGAGCTACATAGTGCCTTGTAAATAGATTTAGTGCATCTATTATTAGTATTGTATCTTCTTTTTTCACTATGCCTCAGGATCAATGAAGTCTTCTCCGATTGTATTTGCAAGAGATTCCATTTCAACATATGAGTCTGTGTCAACATCTAGATCGTCATGCTTAAATTTCTTAACCATTACAACTTCAAGAAGATCGTCGATATAAGCTTTATATTCTTCATCCTCAATTATTTCATCGAAGGCAGACTTGTAGAATTTTTTCTCTACAAGTATTTCCCCTGTAGACACGTCTGTTACAGAAAATGTCTTCCAGCTGCCGGTACCTTTTACAGAGACTTCTTTTCCATTGATTATCTCTGGCCCATGCTTTCTAAGAACATCAAATAACTGCTCGTGCTCCTTTATCCCTCTCCCAAAATGAATTTCAAAATTAATCTTTCTAAACGGTGGCGCGACCTTGTTTTTGATAGTCTTTGCTGAGACATGGATCCCGATTACATCATCTCCGTCTTTTATCTGCTGACCTGCGCCCAGTTTAATTCTAGTTGACGCGTGAAAAGGTATTGCTTTTCCACCGGGCGTAGTGTCGGGATCACCATACATTACACCTATCTTGGTTCTAATCTGATTAAGAATCACAAACAGTGTATTGGTCTGCCCAATAACGCCTGTGATCTTTCTCATACCCTTTGATATTGCTCGAGCTTGCAAGCCTATTGACTCTTTGTCATAGTCACCAATCAACTCAGCTTTCGGAGAAGACGCAGCAACTGAATCCCACACTATGGTTATTGGTACATCTTTGTCCATTCCTTTTGCTTTCATAATTGTTGACTCAGCTATGGACAACACCTCTTCAGTGCAGTGAGTATCAACGTATACAAATCTTTTCTCAATATCAACCCCGAGAAGGCCCAGGTTTTCTACACTTGTCGCATTCTCAGTATCAATATAGACTACAATTCCGCCCATTCGCTGGGTAGTTCTAGCTATTTGTGTTGCAATATGAGACTTTCCAATTGATGGCGGACCAAAGATCTCAATAATTCTACCCTCTGGCAGACCTCCATCTCTTCGATTAGAGCAAATATAATCTAGCTGCTTGGATCCTGTACTAATCCATCTTTTGACGTGTGTGGGTGAAGTATCTATACTTAAATTATAAGCTACCCTAGACCCTCGCTCCTTGTTCAAAGAAGATATTAGATCTGTTGTAAAATCTTCAGTTTTATTTTTTTTAGACAATTATTGACTCCTTCTAACTATTGTAATCATACAGCAGAATACAATTCTTGTTCAAGCTAAAAACAAATCAGGCCCCTGAAAAGGGGCCTGATAAATTATAAAACTAGCTAGCTCTATTCATCATCCATCAAATCTGCAAATGCGTCATCGATGCTGCTATATCCTGAAGAATTTTGTGTAGTCGCTGTGGTTGTGGCTGTGGTTGTGGCTGGAGTATCCTCAGCATTGAGTGTCTCTCCGTCACCGTCGTCATTGATCCAGTCATTGATAATCTTTGATAGTTCATCGTATGACTTGCACGAGTAAATATCAGAAATATTCGGAATATTGCCTGCCCATTCAGTCGCCTGCTCAGGAGTGGATGAGAGGGGAGATTGCTTGCCTCTCGGCCTTACCTCTGTCATTGCCCACTTCTTCCCTGGTTGCTTTGTGCACACAACCTTGATATCTCTACCATCGACAGGGTCTGTGATGTCACCATAGTCCTCGTCGAGCATCAGGCCCATAAGTGTCTGGTATACTGTCTTCCCAAAACCCCAGATCTGGACACCCTTTTCTTCTTCACCTCTTACGATTACAGGTGCATATGTTCGCATCTTAGGATAAAGCTTCTTGCAAAGCTCGTAAGACTCCTTGGAGCCCTCTTCCCGAAGAGAGGTAATAAGCTCTTGAATAGGGTCAGGATCTCCAAATTGATTTGGTGCTAGAAGCCCTCTTTGACTTCCGATATTATAGTAGAACCAGAGCTCCTTAAAAGGTAGACCCTCGTTATCATTGAAAGAAAGCAAGCGAACAGTGTGTTCCTCACCCTCAACTGGTCGCCACATAGACGTCCTGTTTTTAGAATTTCCGCTCAAGCGGTTCAGCTTCTGCCGAATTGCGTCAAAATCAATTGCCATTTTTAACTCCTTAATGTGCAAATTGCAATGTTTAGTTTTTCAGATTTTTAAATCTTATTATTAGTATATAGCTTTAGCTATTAATGTTCAAATTTTTATTTTTTATATCCTAGAAGGC